GGAGGACTGGGGTGAGTGACGCGGCGACGAGGATCGTGCAGAACCTCATCACACGCGGCGTCGTGGTGTCGGTCTACACCACCGCGAAGATGACCACCGTCCGCGTGATCACGGTGGACAGCGACGACACCGAGGCGGAACTGTTCGAGCCGCACGGGTTCACGTCGGCGCCGCTCGTCGGGGCCGAGGTGATCGTCGTTCGCATCGGCGGCACGTCGCACCCGGTCGCGCTCCTGTCCGCCGACCGCCGCTACCGCCCGACCGGACTCGACACGGAGCCCTGCATCTACGACGACCAGGGCCAGAAGGTGACGATCGCGCGCAACGGGATCGAGGTCGAGACGACGAAGTACGTCGCGGTGGACAGCCTCGACGTGCGGCTCGGGACCGGGGCGGACGCGGCGCTTGTGCGCTGGCCGGAACTGCTCGCGTACCTGTCCGGGGCCACGTTCCCCGTAACGGGCGTCGCTGATCCCGTGACGCACGTCGTCACTGGAACGGCAGGGCCAACGGCGAGCCCCCCGGGGGTCGGTTGTGCGACGACGACGGTAAAGGCGAAGTGAGGTAGACGATGGCTTACGCATCCTGGTTGAACATCGTGATCTCGCACGGCCGCAGCGGGCCGCTCTACCGCCTCTACGACGCCGTCACGAACCTGCTGGCGGGCGGCATGGCCGGGAAGTGGACGGTCGTTGACACATCCGATGGCGCGTCCCCGGCCTGGACGAACGACACCGACCCGGGCGACGGCGACTGGATCGTCGTCCAGTCGGAGTCGGCCTGGTCGGGCGGCGCGAAGATGCAGGTGTTCCTCGGCTTCCGGGCCTCGACCGGCGCCCTCGCAGGGTTCGGGTCGAAGGCGGCCGGTCTCTACTGCGTCTTCTCGCCGGACGGCCAATGGGATGCCGTCAACTTCTACTTCGGAACTGGCCTTGCGGACTGGCGCAACGGGTCGATCAAGACGATCACGGGCATCACCGCCGCCTGCACGATGGGCCTGATCCTGACGGGCGGGGACACGGACCTCCCCGGTTCGTTCGTGCTGTTGGAGCGGTCGGGCACGGGCAACAACAGCGGGTTCGCGGTCGTGGCGCTGGAGCCCCCCACCAACCTCGCCAAGGCGAAGTCGCGGTCGGTGATCGTGGCGGGCACGGCGATCAACAGCAACAACGTCGGATACTGGGGTGTCACGGCGGCCAACACGGGTCTTAGCCCGGACGTGGGCCTCACGTCCTGGGGCGGCACGAACATCGCTGGCGCCGACTTCGGGCGAGATCGCGAGTCCGGCCAGTATACCGAGACGCCGTGCTGGTCCTACAACACGGTTGACTCGCGGTACATCGGGATCACGCCCGAGGTCATCCGGGCGACCTCGGCCGCGAACGGGGACGTGTCCACCGATGGGTTGCGGTGGGCGTGGGGACTCTATTCCTTCCCGCGCGAGGCGAGTCGCGACGGGTTCTGGGTGTAGACGATGCCTGCGACGATCGAAGGGTTGGTCCCCGGGCCCCGCGGCGCTCCGATGGGCGGCGTCTGGGGCGTCGTGGACCTGGAGGATGCCCCGACCCTGAACCTCCTGTCCGCGACCCCGACGACCGACACGACCCTGGTCCTGACGTTCGACCGCCCGCCGTCCAAGGGCACGAAGGAGCCGACCGACCCGACCGCGTACACCATCACGTCGCTCGGCGTCGGTGTCGCCATGACCGTTTCCTCGGCCGCGCTCGGCAGCGCGACCGCGGGCGAGTACCCGACGACCGTCATCCTGACGGTCACAGAGGGGACTAACGGCGAGTCCTACCGCGTGACCGTCGCCGGACTGGACGGTGCGTGCGGGGAGACGCTTTCGACCGCGACGGCGGACTGGACCGCGACCGGCACGGGTCCGAGCGTGACCTACGCGACCGGACTCGGCGCGTCCGTGACCGTCCACTTCAACGAGCCCGTGTCGGCGGTCCCCGGCGGCTGGACGGTCGTTCCGCTCGGGGGAGGCGTCCCGGTGGCGGTCAACGTCGTGACCATGCCGGATGCGTCCACCTACCTGCTGACGCTCAACACATCGATGACCTCGCAGGCGTCCTACCGGGTCACGGCACCCGGGTCGATCACCGACCTGGCGACGAACGCCATCGTGGGGACGACCGCGGACTTCACGGCGTTCGAGGAGGTCACACGGACCTACACCGCGGTTTCGCCGGCCGGCGCCCCGACCGACGCCTACGCCTGCGACCTGACCGGCGCGCCCCTCGACGGCTACGGGCCGCTCGACCTGTACCCGGCCTCGCCCGTGGTGACGCTCGCCCGCCTCGTGCTGACCTCGCTCCTGTCCGACCGGGAAGCCCTCGCGAGCGACCGGATCCCGGACGGCACGACCGACCGCCGCGGCTGGTGGGCGGACTCGTACAACGACGACAAGCGCAAGACCGGCTCGCGCCTGTGGCTCCTGGCTTCGTCCCCGATCCGCGACGACACGGCGAAACAGGCGAAGTCCTACGCCGAGGAAGCCCTGGCCTGGATGGTCAAGGACGGGATCGCCGCAGCGGTCACGGTCGAGGCCGAGCTGCAGGGGTCGTCGCAGGAGCGGCGTGTCGCGGTCGGCGTGACCGTCACCAAGGACGACGGCACGGGCGTCCGGCTCCAGTTCCCGGAACTGTGGACGATCTACGGAGGGTGAGATGTCCTGGACGACTCCGACCCTGACCGCGCTGATCCAGCGCATCTCGAACGACTTCTCGACGCGCCTGCAGGACGCGACCGCGTGGGTCCGCACGTCGCTCCCTTGGATCACGTCCCGCGTCCTGGCCGGTGCCGCCTACGATCTGCACGGGTTCATCGACTACCTGACCGACCAGCTCTTCCCGTCCCGCGCGACGGACTCCTACCTGGACGACCACGGCAAGACCTGGGGCATCACCCGCACCGCCGCCACGAACGCGGCCGGCTTTGTGCTGGTGACGGGCGGCGTGGGCGACACCCTTCCCGCCGACTCGCCCCTGACCTCGGACGACGGCCTGGCGTACAAGACGACCGAGGCGGTCCTGTTCGCGGTCGGGACGGAGACGATCCGCGTGCAGGCGGACGACGCGGGCGAGGACGGCAACCTCGACGGCGGCGCGAACCTGACCCTGTCGTCGCCGCCCGCGGGGTTCACGGCCGCGACCACGGCGATCACGGGTGGACTGACGGGCGGCGGGGCGGGCACGAAGGCGACCGGGTACGCCATCATCTACGCGACCGCGGCTGGGATGCAGCCCTCGGGGTCGTCCCTGCGCCGGGTGGACGGCCTGCTGTACCAGACGACGCAGACGACGACGTGGACCGAGACGGGATGGCGCGCGGTCCCGATCCAGGCGGCGGTCAACGGCGCGACCTACAACTGCGACGCCGGCACCGCCCTGACCATCCTCGTCCCCGGCGTGGGTGTGACCGCGGCGTGCACGGTCGCGGAGGACGGGATCGTGGGTGGCACCGACGAGGAAACCGACGCCTCGTACCGGGCCCGCATCCTGTCGCGCATCCGCACGCCGCCGCACGGCGGGGCGCTCGGCGACTACGTGGTCTGGGCCGAGGCGACCGAGGGCGTGGACGTCGTGAACGTGTGGCCGTTCGCGTACCCGACGCTCGCGAAGGGCCAGGTGGACGTCTACTTCACGGTCTACGACTCGACCAATGGTGTGCGGGTTCCAACCACGCCCGAAAAGGATCTCGTACAGGCTGAACTTGAATTGCAGAAACCCGCGGGCACAACCGTGACCGCTAAGATACCCACGGTCGAAAACGTGACCATGACGATCACGCTGCACGTCCTGCCCGACTACGTGGTCACGGACGTGCGGAGCGACATTCAGGCCGAGTTGCGGGCCTTGTTCGCGGAGCACGCCCTGTCCACGTCCACGACCTACGTCCGCAACAGCGACCTGCACGCGGCGATCAACCGCGCCTCGGGGATCGACTACTACACGCTGGACGTGGTGGAGGGCGGCGTGGGCACGTCGGACGTGATCCTGACCGCCTACGAGTTCCCGGTCCTGAGCCCGATCACCTGGAGTTGACCGATGGCTCGCGCGCGTTTCCCGGACCTGACCGCCTACGACTACTGGCGGATGCTGCTGCGGAAACTACCCCGGGGCATCCTCTGGTTGCAGCAGGCGGTCTTGTCGGGGGCGGCTTACGGCGACGGCCTGCCCGTGCCGCTGACCTCGTTCGGCAAGTTCCTGTTCGGCATCGCGGACGAGTTGGCGCGCATCCACGGTCGCGCGAACGACCTCGTGGCCGAGGCGTTCCCGATGGAGACCTCGGAACTGCTCGACGACTGGGAGGAGGTCGCGGGACTGCCGGAGTTCGGCTATCCGCCCGTGCCGCCCGGAACCGACGACGAGCGGCGCGAAACGCTCCGGGGCAAGTTGGCGCTCGCGCCCGGCGGGCAGTCCTGCGCCTGGTGGGAGTTCGTTGCGACCCAGTACGGCGTCGCCAGCGTGGACGTGACCGACGGGCCGCACGTCCTAGAGTTCACGGTTGACCTCGGGACCGACTGCACGCGGGCGACCTGCACCTCGGACTGCGACGCGGCGCTCGTGGAGTTCACGTCCGACGGCACCCGGGCGGCTCGGGTGATCGACCACTACCATCCGGCGGGAACGCGCATCTTCTGGGAGGGACCGTAGATGAAACGAATCGACACGTCACGGGCGGCCAACGCATTTCAGGGCGCGGCGGGCGGGACTGGGCACTTTCAGGACACCGACCCGACCGGCGCGACGCAGTTCGACGCCGAATGGTGCGAGGGGATGCAGGAGGCCACCACAGAGACAATTGAGGGTCTCGGCGGCACCCTCTCTGGCACGGAATCGGGGCAGATGTGGGGCCTGCTGCAGCCGCGCGTGGACGGGATCTACGCGGCGAGCGCGGACACGGGAAGTGTCACGACAGCATTCACCCGCGTCGTCCTTGCCGGTCAGGGTCAGGTGACTGGCGCGAGGTCTGCGGCAGTAGGCTGTTACACGACTTCAGCCGTGGTGCTCGTCAGCGGGGCGGATTCCGTTGCGCTTGCTTCAGA